CGTAGAACAGTTCGGCCAGTGGTTGTGGTCCAACCCAATCGAGCAGGACCCAGACGACGAAATGGTCGACGCAAGGGAAGAGGAGGGGCAAATCCTGTATTTAGACCAACAGGCGGGACTGAGCTATACGTATTCTCAGTTGACAACCTTAAAGCCAACTCCTCCGGGGCAATCAAATTCGGCCCCAGTCTATCGCAATGCCCAGCGCTTTCAGACGGAATACTCAAGTCCTACCATCGTTACAAGATCACAAGTATCCGAGTTGAGTTTAAGTCACACGCGTCCGCCACTACGGCCGGCGCTATCTTTATTGAACTCGACACCGCGTGCAAGCAATCAGCCCTGGGTAGCTACATTAATTCCTTCACCATCAGCAAGACCGCCTCCAAGGTCTTCAGGTCAGAGGCAATTAACGGGAAGGAATTCCAGGAATCAACGATAGACCAATTCTGGATGCTCTACAAGGCCAATGGAACCACCACTGACACGGCAGGACAATTCATCATCACGATGAGTGTCAGTTTAATGACGGCCAAATAGGTAGACTCCTCAACACCGGAACCGAAACCAGCACCAGAACCAACACCAACCCCTCAGCCAACGCCAGCACCACAGCCCGCACCTGAGCCAACTCCTGCACCTGTTCCCAAACGATTCTTTGAGTACATCGGAACTCCAACCGGTACTATCTCAACCAGAGAGAACTCTGACAGCATTTCTGTCAGCAAGCTCGGGGGACAGTCTATGCAGTATATTGAGAATGAGAAATGTGAGACTAAAGTCATTGATTCTTTCTGGAGCACTAACAACAACGTGTCTGCGCAAGCAGCCTTCGTTTATCCAGTGCCAGAAGGGTCATACAGTGTGAACATTTCGTGCGAAGGCTTTCAATCCGTTGACCACATTGGTGGCAACGAGGATGGCTATTGGATTGGTCTAATCGCCTACTCCAATTCATCCGGCGACAATTGGGGTGTAGGTAATTACAAAGGGTGCAGTTTCAAGAACTTCTTGGCAACAAATACTTGGAGACCAGGCCACAAAGATCTCAAGTTAAATGACTGCCAGTTCACAGATGGACAAATAGTTGAAAGGGATGCCGTGATGTCTTTTCACGTTGAAGCTACAGGTACTGATGCCTGTTTCTATCTAATGGCTCCCAAAACGATGAAAACTGACAAGTACAACTATGTTGTCTCCTATGGAGGGTACACAAACAAACGAATGGAATTTGGTACCATATCTGTGACATGTGATGAATCCGATGTTGAGGCAGAACGCATAACAAGGCACGCTGAAACACCCATCCGTTCCAAGCACATTCTTGTGTCTGAGCGGTATGAGGAACCATTGCCCACCATAATCAATCAAGGCTTGTGTGATGTGAAAACTCCCGAGCAGGAACAAACATTGGTGGATGAAGAAGACAGGCAAACTGTTTCAACTGAACCTGATATAGCACTCCAGGAATATGAAGCTGCCACAGCTGAAATCCCTGATGCTGAAGAGGATGTATTGCCCTCTAAGGAACAACTGTCTTCTAAGCCATTGGACACGTCTGGCAACATAATACCAAAACCCAAGGAACCTGAAGTACTTGGAACATACCAGGGTCAAAATATTTACCCTGAAGACGTGCCACCACTAGCGCGGCAGAGGTTGCGCGAAGCCGCAAAAGCACCCTCCACGTTGCTCTATGAAAGAACGCCAAAGAAGAGCAACAACTTCTTGACTCGTTTTGTGGAGGCGAATAGGTCCCCTACCTCCCCCGCTGCCCCTACAGTGTCAACTGTATCAAATATGACAAGGGAACAGCTCGCGGAGTACACTAGAATTAGGAAATCCCTTGGACTCACGGCAGCAAAGGAATACAAAGCGCAGTTTCAGTGAAGATAACACCACTAGCACAATTCGGATCCTGGGAAACAGGCAGAACCTCGGTTCGTAAGCTCGGGTAGGCCGTCAACCTACCGCCGTATCGTTTTGTGTTTGGCCGATGGAAGATCTCCACGTTATCGCCGCTTGTATACTTGCTCTGACCGTGTTGACAGGGTTAGGCGCTGTAGTCGGCTGCTGTGTCGGCTGCTTCCAATCCCCCTTCCCTTCCCCCCGCCCTTCCTTGTAAGCAAAAGTTTCTTGGTCTGTGCAAGAAACAATCAAAAATATCGGGGAGCTTCGGCTCAGTGAGAGGATTAACGACCCTCAGTAATGGCTGGTCTTGGCGGACATGAATAACCCGCTATAGGACGAAGTGGTAACCGCCACTGATCAAATGGTGAACATGCTTCTGTGTTGTACACTGCCCCGGAGCCCACCGGGTCAACAAGGCTACCCCACCAACTCGATGAAATGAGAGTGGAGTGGGCGGAGTGGGTGACTTCGTGATGTACACCCGATCGTCAGGATTGAAGACGTTAAAACTCGACGACCTAGTGCAAGTCGTTAAACTGACTAGGGTGGATACACCACACCCGGCCTAACTTGTAGG